TCAGCATCTATTGGACCATGTATTTCATACCCTTTATTTTTACCAAGATCTTCTAAAAATACTAACAACTCACTTCTATTGGTTTTTTTCCTGTAAAATTGCAGCATCCTTGTTACCACAAGACTACGCTGCATTTGCGTAATTGATTGCCATTCCTGTGCCAAACGGCGTATTGCTTTTAACTGTGGATCTGTAATATTAAGCTGTCGTTCAATACGTAATAGCAACTGAGCTGCATCCAAGCTAGTGATTTTATTGTCTGCTATCAAATCTAAATAACGTTTAATTGTGGGTAAATTAACAGTTAGTTTTGTTCTTAATATATCATCTATTTCAGGGTTTTGATCTATCTTTTTACTGAATAGTCCAGTGGGATCTGCTAAAATATTTAAACTAATGTATAAGTCTGTGCCATTTAATTTTGTCTGACTGAAATTTCTAAATGATATCGTTTTATCAGCATAACGAGCAGCAACCGCAGCCATTTCATATTCGTTATATAATATATACAATGAAATTAAATCTAGAAAAGCAAAATCAGCAACGTTTCTAAGATCTAGTCTTTTAATCGCAGAAATATTTCTATACTGGCGGCTCTCTATCATTAAGTCCCAACCAGGCCTATCTTCAAATTGGGCCATGCTTGGACTCTTTAATTGTTTTAATTCCCCTGCGGAATTTCATTTCATCACCTGTTCTAAGGCTGTTAAACAACCTCTTTAACAAGTCATCACTTTGATCTTGGGGGAAATTGTCTTGTATGTATTCAACAAGATATTTTGTACTCGCAATAACATGTATAGCTTTGTTTTCAACAAAACTTTCCTTGTCTCTCTGTGGTACAATGTTCGTAATTTCTTCTAAAATTGATCTAGTTTGCTTTCGCACGATTATAGCATCTCCGTCAAATATTTATCTGATAAATAAAGTTATGATGGAGTAAGATTATGAGCTTTCAAAGTACAAGATTTGATATGGGGTCTGTAATGAATAGACTGCGCGGCATTGCCGAAGATGGGCAAGACCCTGGTATGGAAACAGGCGGACAAGAAATTGACAATGCCAGTTTTACTAGAACTATGGCCAGACTGGCTGCAATCAAAGACGCCGTAAGCGAAGATCACTATAACGCAATGCGGGCAGGTGTTCGAGCACTGTACATGAATCGTAGACCCAATCTACAACAAATGTCTGCTTTAATGGATTTATTAGAAACCATACTAAGCTACGTTGCCGAGGACAATGCGTTATACACTAGACTTAAAACAGACCTAGCACAGGATAAAGCAGAGCCAGCGGCGCCAGGGCCTGAAATCGGAGCTCCTGCTAGTGCTGAGCCCCAACCTCAAGCTGAACCAGCTAAACAACCAGAAATGCGTGGTTTAAAAGTTTAACGGCTTTTTCAAAATACTAGCAAGTTTACTATTAGAGTCCATGGTTCTTATTGTTACTTTGGACTCTATTTTTTTCTCAACTATTTCGCCAGTGTCAGGATCTACAGTGGTATTACTTTGACGTTTTAATTTTTCATGCAATATATCCACAGTAGTAGGTACATCTGCGCTATCCTCACCTAAATCGGTAATACGCAGACTTGTAGTATCAAACTGTAACTCGATCTTGGTTCCCACTGCACTACTACTTCGTGTTTTCATAAACTGTATTTGCACTCGCTGTCGCTCACGCATTGTAATGCTATTAAAAATACCAATTACATTGTCAGCAGTCTGAATCTTACTTAAACCACCTGCAATATGGCTATGATCAAACTCTACACTTTCCACAGCACCACGATTTAACTGACTGGCTGTGCAAAACAAATAATTACCTTGCGTAGCCATGGCTCTTAATTCTTCACTTACTAACTTATCTTTGATAAACAAGTCTGCCACACTGATCTTTTGACTGGCGGGCATCATTAAATCTAAATAGTCAACAATAACCCAGTCAATCTTTCTATTATGTTGTATTTGAAATTCTTTGATCCAACTTTTAAGATCATTTACAGTAACGCCGGCAGTAAGTTGCACAATCTGAATCTTACCTGCTGTTTTACCTTTCATTTTAATCTTCATGTCAACTTCATCTATGTTGCGATAGATTTCTTTTGTGGCAATACCCATGAGCATGGCATCCATACGCATACTAGATAAGCCTTCACTGAGCTCTAAACTAAAGTAAACACCATTAAGTCCCAATAAACTCCAGTTGAGTGCGAGGTTTTGCAAGAATAAACTCTTACCCGCTCCGCTGCCCCCAGCAAAAATATTAAGCTCACCGCGATTAAACCCACCATACAATTTGTCATCAATACTTTTCCAGCCAGTGCTGGTTCCTCCATTCATGTTTTTTAACTTCATAAGGCGTTCCATGGGATCAGCGTAATAGTCTGTTCCAAAGGTTTTAGGAAGTCCTACACTTGTTGCTTCTTTAATTAACTTTTCTACTTCACCATAACGTTTCTTATCTAATAAATCTGCACTTTTCAATATGGCTTTTTCCAAGGCCTTGTGCCTAGCAAACTGTTCAAATTCATCTAACAACCAGTCTTTTTGTGGTGCCACTTGTTGTGCTGTAAATGTTTCTAAATCTATTCCAGTGACCGCTTGTATTTGCGCTGAACTTGGAGCACTGTTATATTTGTCTATATATTCTTTAATAAATTCGGCTGCTTGTCTTATATTTCTATCAAAGTATTCAGGATCTAAAATATTTCTGCAACGTGACAGCAGATCAGGATCTGCTATCATAATTTCTAAATACAACTTTTGTTCTTGTACACTATAATTTTTAATTTCTTCTTTCATTGACAATATTTTCTTCCTAGTAATCTAATTTTAGTAGGGCTATGTTCTGCTGCTTGTAGAATACTATAAACAGCAAACAATCTGCCATACCTTAACACAGCATCGGCTACGTCTTTGCAATCTTCCCATTCAGGAAAACTTACACTCCAGCCATATTCTGCTGCACGTTCGACTAATTGCTTGCCTGCCCGATCACGGTCAGGTATTACAATGGGTTCTATATTCAATTCTTCTATCAGCTGTATTTGTCGTTCACTGATGCTATTACTGCCCACACTGACTCCGCCAGTAAACAGTGCATCAAATTCTCCTTCGCTGACTATCACGTATTGTCGCTGTGCCTTATGATGATCTAGACCAAATACAAAATCCGCTGGTGCTTTGCGTATGTATTTGCTAGTTTTGGGTGGAAGCTCTCCTACATATCTAGCAAGATAGCCTATTAATTTATTGTCGTAAACATAAGGTAATAGTATACGTTTATTAAGATTGGCAAAATCGTAGTCTGTTTCCAGCCATACTGCCAGGTCTAGTAATTGTCTTTCTTCTAAGTATTTTAGTTTAACAGGATCCTTGACAGGTTGCATGTCGAAGCCAGGATCAAATTCAGGCCAATCAGGTTGCCATTGTAGCTCAGGTTCACGCTTGACTAGTCGTTCCAAGTCTGCTTGGCTTAATAACTCTAACGACAGTCGTTGTATGTCTGCTTCATCAAAACCAAATTGGCGAAGCAGTTTACGCATCTTAAAACCAAGACTCCAGCCAGGCATCCACCCTGTTCTAAAATTGCAGTTAAAGCAATGGTAACTTACGCCACCGTCAGGGCTAAAAATTATTCCGCCACGCCGCTTGGTATCAGGTCTACTTTGTCCGTTAACCACGCACATAGGACAGTTAAAGCTAACCCAGCCTTTGGGACTGGCTTTACCGTGTACTCGTGTTCTTAATAATGTTTGTAAGGCTGACATAGCCCCGCTATTTTAACTTCTGTAAAGTATTTTGTCAACTGTTCCAGATTCGGGTGTATACATAATTTTAACCCAACGGGCATCCGCTATAAAGTTCCAACCCTGCACATCAGTTTCATTGTCAAAGCTAATTTGATAACTGTCATTGACAAATTTGACTGGGAAATAATTGCCCATGCTATCGTATTCTAAGCTGACCATGGCTTCTATAGTGCCTTTAAAGTTGGTCACTGCTATTTGAAT